AAGTATAATATTTTTATATTCAACCGATTGTGAAAATGACAATCCAAATTCAGCACCATGATTTACAGCAGTAATAACGCTTGTTAAATCTGAGTAAGTGCTTTTAAAATATTCGTTACTGGTATTTTTAGTTGCAGTAACATTCATCTCTTGAAACATTGTTAATGCTTCTTTCAATGTCTTAGGGTTTTCCCTTGCGTTCATATTTTTTCTCCTATTTTATTATTGAATAGCCACGACCAGCCATACAATTATTAATGTAATCTTTAGATGTTTCTAGCTTTGGACTCAACCATAAAACTCTCCATCTAAAGTTATTGTAAACAACTCTTCCAGCGTTCACAAAATCGTTTGTATTCGTGTCAACTAATTGCTGACAAGTATATAAATCATCATGGTATCTATCCATTGAACTATCTAAGTTAGCAGAAGATTTACCTCTGCTATCTACTAATGGTTCATAATGAGAGCAACCAGCTAAAGCCATAAACATTAAAATCATAACAACCCAAAAAAATAATTTATACCAATTAAAAGGCTTTTCATGTTTTCTATATGCTCTAACTGGTTGTTTTGTTCTAGCGTCATAACCAATAACATCTCCGTAAGGAATTATTTTAAGATTTCGCATTTTCAAAACTCAGTTTAGGTTTATAAACTACAACAAACTTTGAGAGTCTTGGTTGCTTTTTATAAACTTTTTTTATTTCTCTTTTTTTCATTTCACCTGTAATACCTTTTCTACGTTTATTACTTTGCGTATAATAATATTTTGGGCTTTCAACATTTTTACCAAATGGATAATCACTAATCATATTTTTTCTCCTGTTTTTTTAGTTGTTGTAAAACCTCTTTCATATAAGAAGTTTTATTTAGGTTTTTCCAATGTTTAGATAACTTTCTAAAAGTTGTACTCCATTGGTCATTAGCTTTATCAAAGATAGATAGATGATCTTTTAAATAACTATATTTAATTCTTTCATTAAGATTTTTAGCATAGCTGTTTTGTATTTTATATTGTTTGTGTTCCCCATCAAACTGAGCAACACAATGATAATACTTATTAGATTTTTTTATAAAGAATGGGTACGTCCCACAATCAATTAGTTTATACATTTTTTTCTCCAATATTTTTTAATAGATGGCTTATAACATCAATAGTCCAACCATCTCCCAATAAATCTTGTGCTTGGTTATATGAAACCATATTAGTATAACCAGCTGGAACACATTGGGCTTGTTCCAATTCTTTTCTTGTCAAGAAACGACAAAAACCATCAAACTCTATCAAACCAGAATTAGGACTACGATCTTGTTTTCTTGTTAAACAATTAACTTTTTTAGAATGAGTAACATTATTACAAGTACCTAAACCTTCAAACCCCTTACCTTCATTCCACATTTTAATTCTTGATGGAGTTTTATTAACTTTAAATTGTTTACAATATTCAAAATTTGTATCTTTATAATCTTGAAAGTTAATATTGCTATCTTTTGGAACTTTTACATTAGGGATATTAGTCCAATAAATTCGTGGGCGTTTTTGATAACTAACTAATTCAGAATTAATATGTAAACCCTTAACACCTAAATATTCATTAAGTTGTTTTTCTGATTTTTTTTTCATTCTTACATTTTCTAATAAAAAATATTTTGGTTTTACTTCTTTAAGAATACGCAAATATTCATAAAACAAAGATGATCTTGTTCCAGTTAAACCAAGTTGTTTTGTATTAGCAATTGAAAAGTCTTGGCAAGGTGAACCACCAATAAGTAAATCTATTTTTGGTAGTTCTTTTAGATTAATATTTTTAACATCTCCTAATTGGATTGTACCCGGAAAATGATGTTGCGTAACTTTGATTGCTAAAGGTTTTATTTCACTAGCAAAATAATTATCATATTTAATATTAGCTTTTTGTAATGCTAATTGACCACAACTCATACCATCAAATAAACTAAGTACATTCATATTTTTCTCCTATAACCAATGCGGCACTAAGAATAGTATCGCATTAGTAAATAATATTAAAACAAATAACCAACTAGGCATTGATCTCTCCAAAGTTGTTAAACCCAAATGGTATGTGTGCTAAAACATCATCTTCCATAAATTCAATATTTGGAAAATAATTTCTTAATTGAATAAAGGTTTGTTTTTTATGTTTTTCGTCTTTCCAAAAATCATAATCAATTTCAACATAAAAACCATCAACTGATATAGGGTCATTTATACCAGCATGACCAGAACCATAATCTTGAAACTTACCTTTTTTAATTTCAAAATCATAACCTAATTTATTAAGCCCTACTATTTCAGTAAGGGCTTTTCTAATTTCTTTTATATATTTATTGTGCATATTTTTTCTCCTAAGTTATGGCGGCTCATTATTGAGCCACCTTATTTTTATTATTATATTTTTTAGCAAGTCTAATAGCTGTATTGCTTTGCTCTCTAGTTAAATTATGAACTGCCATTACTGTTTCTGTATCTGGGTAGTCCCTTCTTCCAAGCAAAGTTGCAATCGCAAAAGCAATATTTTGATCTTTGTGTAACGATTTCATTATATTCATTTTTTTCTCCATAATTAATATGTATATTCTTATATGTTTATTTTACATAATCAATACATTTATTAACATTTTGTGTTTTTTTTATAATTATGTATAAATACTTGTAAGGGGCTGGTTTTTAAAATTCTCCTTTGGTTAATTTTTTTCATATTTTTTTCTCCAAAATTAAATATTTCCCAGCCCTTTTATGCTATATCTAGTGTGTGAAAGAATCTGATATACAAGAAGAAATCTGCGATTATCTAGACGATAAGAAAAAAACCTACTTATTTCGCTATTTTTCAGTTCCTAATGAGGGTAAGCGTAAGGTTTGGTATCTTCATAAGCTAGTTCGTATGGGTTTAAAGGCTGGTGTTCCAGATTTAGTGCTAGAATTTCCAGATGGTAAGATGGTTTATTTAGAGATTAAAACCGATAAAGGTAGATTGTCTGAAAGTCAGAAGATATGGCAAAATATATCAAACATACTAAATACTCCACATTATGTCATAAAAGGCTCTGTAGACGCAAATTTAAGCGTTTTAGAGGGTATTTTTGATCTGTTCCCAGATGCTAGGATTAAACAGTAATCTTATGTATAGATTTTACTACGCCTAAAGGGATAATATTACGATCTCCGTAAAATCCATCTTTTGAGTAACTTGCGAAGGTGTAGAGGTTTTCTTTATCTTTTTTTAGAACATAAGCGATTGTGATAATCGTTGCTGTTCTCATTCTTTTAAATTCATCTAAGCTGACAATGGTACTATCACCAACAATATCAACCCATTCTATCTTATGAAGGAAATGTTCTTTATCGTTTAGTTTTATTTTTAGTTCTTTTTTTTCTTTTTTTTCTGACATTAGCTTTGAGCGGCTTTCTTCTTCTTGTTCCTATTACCTCTCTAATAGTTGATGAAGTTGTATAGCCGCTCATTGTCTATTTTTTCTTTTTCTTTTTCTTTTTCTTTTTTTTATTCTTCATAGGCGGTCTGCCTACATTACTTCCGTAAGAACCTTTACCTGTCGGCATAAATATCTCCTAATGTAAAACGTAATTATGAATACCAACTGCAACAACTGCAATGATAATAGCTTGAACCCACCATTTTAAACTTACAAATGAGTCCCACCATTTTTCTATTCTTTGTTTCATACTGCCCCCTTTTTACTTGGTTAAACCTTTTGTTTTCTCAAAAGTTCTAAGAGTTCCAAGACCTAATAAAGAAGTTACTAAAGTCATTAAAACCCCTGTATCTAGTTGCGGTATGTTTATCACTTCGTAATGAAATACACCAAGAAAAAATAAAATAAATTTTGATAATACAAACTCCCAGAATATTGCGATAGCCGCAGACATTCCTATAAGGGGACGCCAAGATCGTTGCATAAAGCCACTTAATCCTCCAGCAGTAGATTGAGCATCAGCTAAATTAATATCCATTTGTTTAGATTTTAAATTTGCTTGTATTTCTTCAAATCGTAATTTTAATTGTTGTTTCTCTTCTTCGCTAGTGTGTAGTTCATCAATAACATTACCAACTGCTTTTATTGTATCTCCACCAAATAATTTACCTAACATTTTGTTTACCTCCAAATGCTCTATAAAAAGCCGCTATTAATCCGTATGGGTCATTTACTGGATAACCTAAACAATTTAATTCAACCTTTTTCTTTTTCTTTATTTCTTTTTTTTTCTTTTTCATAAATCTAATTCCTTACTTATTCTTGCCATTTTTTCTTTTAAGTCCTCTTCCTTATACTTTTTACGCATTTGGTAAATATACTCTTTTTCCTCTGGAGTAGTAAGTCTTTTTCTGTGTTTCCTCAGATCAACTTTTTCATCTTGTCCATTAGGCTTCTCGCCCTGTTTGGGGTCTGATTGTACCATCTGCTTTGCTCCATCTGTAAAATTGCTTCTGACCAATTCTCATCAGTCAATGCTTGTTTAAATTTAACAAACTTTTGTAATTTGGGTAAACCAATTTGGAATGACATTTCTAAACATACTTCTTGAACTATGTCTGGCATATCTCCACATGGTTTTAAAAAAGTTTGCATATCTCTTTTAGCTATACTGTAATCTATGAGAAAAAGTTTAAGTCCTGTTTCATAAGTAATACCATTTCTAAACTCATGTTTTTCACTATCTTTTATTAAATGTCCTACTCCTATAGTCCAATATCCTAAATGATCTTTGTAAGGTTTTAAAATTACTCCGCCCTCGTGGTCTATAATCTCTTGTTGTAAATCACCTTCATTCATCAGTACCTCCAAAGTTTTCTAAATCTCTTAAGTTTTCTTCTTCTTCTAATTTCATCTCATGTACTGCTTTTTTTAAATAGACAGCACAATCTAAAACTTCCTCAATAGCGTTCTCTATAGCTTGTATTTGATTCATTTTAGCTGTTTTCATTGTAGTTTTATATTTTAAAATACCTCTATTTGACCTGTCAGCCATTTGGTTCATTAATTCGGTTACAATATCATCTTTAGTTTTGCTCATATTTCTCCTGTAGTTCTAGCATTGATATAAAATTATGGCTTTGTATGTGACCATCTGAAATCATAAGTTGAGTTATACCATAAGACCAGCCATTTGCATTATTCTTTGCGTATTCCTCTAAATGACCATAGTTCATACAAGTTCCAACATTCACAATTTTAACATAATTACCTTTGCCTAGCTTACTAGCTCTCCAGCTTCGTTCTCTATGTGAATGACCAAAAACAATATCGTGAGTTGCACCATTTGATATAACACTAGCTTCAGCCATCTTACCGCCTATTTCTCGCCCCATTTCATTCATAGGTACATGGACAAAAGCCACCCCTTTAATAAAATAAAAATCTCCGTATTCTGAAATACCCCAACCTCTTTTTCTCCATAGAGTTTCATATTGCTGGGAAAATGCACCTACTACTTCTTTATGTTCGTTTTCATATCGGTATAGCCGCATTTCGTGATTGCCTAAACAGTAATGCTTTACTGGGTTAATATCACCCATGCCTTCATGTATTAGTTTTAAACATTCTTCCGTAGTATTTATATCTTCTAATATTGGAGGTTTTTTAGAACCTTTAACTGTGTGGTTTTTATCGTAAAAACTGCAAGAATCCATGGAAGTGAAATCACCTATACAAATTAAATAATCTGGATTGTATTCCTTTATGGCTTTGCCTATCCATAAAAATCTAGATTGATCTTCTTCTGGGGAGCAATGTGCGTCTGGAATAACGAATACTTTTGTTGGTTCAGAAAATGTGGTGCGTTGTGCTGGTATTCTTACAATAGGTTTTTTATATTCTTCTATAATAACTTGAGGTTTTGTTTCTTTGTATCTGTGCCATTCAATAGCCCAATGAGAACTTTGTAATGCTAACTTTTCTATTTTTTCTATTTTTCTATCTACAGTAGTTCTAGGAATATCTAAGATATCAGAAACTAATTTTTTTACTCCTGTAGGTTTATTTAAACCACCTGTGCCTAATGGTGGGTATCCTTTTTCTAAGCCTTCGTGAATTTTTTCTTGGATAAGTTTTAACTCGTCCCATTCTTTATCTTTCATCTTAGCCAATCATAGATAACACCCAAGATACGAATTGTGTTAAAACCATGAAGCCAATAGCCCATAAAATATAATTAAGTTTGCTAATGTCTTTTTCTAAATGTTTTAAATGGTTATTTTGAATAAGATCAATCTTATTATAAATGTCCAAGAGTTGTTCTCTTGTAGTTTTAGGTGTTAACTTGCTCATTAATAAAACATTTCATTGCCACAGTTAATTGTCTTTCTTTTAGTTGTTCATCTATTTCTAACACAATACGATTAACAGCATTATCACAAGTTTCGTAATTGTCAAAACTGATAGGTAATTTGCCACCTATTGAGCAAAAAGGTGCAATAGTTAAATTAGCAATACAAACAACAGTATGAATAAACCACATCAACCCTGTCTATTATATTTTTTCCATGATTTCAATTTGTGCTTATTTTTTGGCTTGGAGCGTGAAGAGTTACCTATACTCGTTCTTTTAACTACCTTATCAAATTTTTCTTTTGCTACAGTTTGTTTAGCCATTTAATTGACTTAGAGGATTTTCTAAAGCTAGTTTAATTCTTTTATCTATTTTTTCTTCTAGCTTTTGCATTTCTTCTTTTAGTTCATTAACAGTTTCTTTTAAATCTTTGGAATTATCTCTGCCATCTTGCTTAACTCTTTGCTCAACATCTTCCACAATAGTTTCAATTCTTCTAACATCTGCTTTAAGATCGTTTTTTAGTTCCTTTGCAACTCCAGCAACTAACTCAACCTCTCCTAATATTATTGATATTTCTGATTGTAGCATCTCAGTTTCTAATTGAATAAGGTCTAATCTCTTATCAAAGCCGCTTAAATCTGGTGCTGTATAGCTGTTTATCTTCTTTTCCATAGATAAATACCTAGAATAAACTTCAAAACCGCCCCATAATACGCCTACAAAACTACTTAAAACAGTAAGTATAAGGAATATCTTACCTCCTCTGAACTTTATACCACCTACATCTATTTCTGTTGCCATTGACTATCTATCATTTCATTCATTAAACCATCACTCCCTACAAATAAGAAATAACTTGCCATATCATTATCATTGATAATTGTGTCTGGCAAAACAACATTTGAAAAAAATCCTACTCTATCATTTAGTTGTTGTTGATCTTGGAAAAAGGTTTTAGTATTCCCTAATACTTGCATAACTACAAGGGTTTTAGTTTGGTTTACATCATCATACTTTTTTTTATCGTCCATCTTTTTCATAATTTTTTTAACAGCTTTTTCTTTAGATGATTCTTCTTTTTTCTCTTCTTGAGCTTCTTCTTTTTTTTCTTCTTGCTCTTCTATTTGTTCTGGTTCTTTCTCTTCGTTCTTTGCTACTTCTATTTCGTTTGTTTCTTTCTCTTCTTCTTCTTGGGCTTCCTCTTGTTGCTGTTCTGGTTCTGTTATATCTTCTTCTACCGCAACCTCTTCTGTTGTTGTTTCTTCTGTAGCTTCTATTTCAGTTTCTATTTCTAACTCTAATTCTATTTCTGCAATTTCAATCTCTGCTATTTCAATTTCTACTTCTTCATAACTAGGCTCTTGAACATCAATAGGTGCAAAGTCTATTCCTATATCTGTTTCAACAGGAATATTTGAATCAAAAATATCTTCAACAACATCTATAATTTCTTCTGTTGCATCTGAGTTTAAAGCAACAAACATTTCTACGCTTGTTATTGTTTGTGTTACAATGGTATTGATAACGTTATAGAGAACATTAACTTGGACTGAGTCAAATAAGGGGCCGATAGATAAATTAATATCTCTACCTCCTATTTCTATAATTACAGTTGTTAAACTTCCAGAAAAATCAAAACTACTTTCATATGTTTGATAACCAGAATTAGTACCACTAGCTGATAAAATATCAGTTCCAGAAAAAACATCTGTCGTTCCATTTTTACCTGTAATGTGCATATATATTGAATCTTCAGCATCTTGTTTATCAACTTTAATTGAATAATTAGTTTCTCCACCATGTTTTATATTTAGTTCTGAAATATCTACTGTTTGAATAAAAGTAGTTCCATAATTATTACCCATTGTTGAAACATTATTTCCACTACCTGTTATTTCTGCACATTTATCAGTTCCTAATTGACCACACCCAGAACCACTAGGCATAGAAGCGGGGCCTTGCCCCCCCCAATCCACGTTAAGTTCTCCGTCTTTAGAAGGAACAACAAAATCATTATTGCTGTCTAAAATATTTCCAGAATCTTCATTCGTAACTGTAATTGTTGTCGTAGTCGTTTCTGTGGTAGTCGTTGTTGTTATACCACCATTTTCAAATTCTATTGTTTCAGTAATAACTTCATCAATTATTTCTTCTATTGTAGGAGTACAAAGACCTGTCGTATCAGTTGAGCAATCTACAGCTTTACTAGAAAAGGATAGGGAAACCGATATACATAGCCATAGCCATAAATATAAACTTCGTAAGGTCATTGTTAGCTTCTCTTTCTTCAACTGTTATTTCTCTTCCTTCTAATAAATTAGCTTTTATTAAACTTCCATCTGGTATCATTTCTGGGTTTTCTAACCAACCTTGTTTTGCATCTTTACCAATTTTTGAATCATAAGGGCAATACGTTCCAGCTTGATACATACTATCCCATGTGCGGCTATCTAAACAGAGGACAGAAACAGCGGCCACTTTCATACCCATAGAGAACAAACGTGAAGAGAGACGTAATTTAGCACATAGCTCATCTTCCTTCATTATTCCTGTTGCTATTCCAAGTATGTTTGTTTGTATTGCTCCGCTAGTTGCCACCATACAAACATCAGAATTATTTACAACAACACTTGGAGCAGAAGCTGTTGGAACTGATTTATCTATTACTGTTGAACTTACTGTGTTTGTGTCAGCACCTAATGCTGAGTTCATCATACTGTTTAAAAAAAATATTAATATAGTTGCTAATACTGTTCCTATAATTAATGGATTTCTCATTCATTATCCGTTGGCACTATCCCATGCGTCTTGTAATTCTTTTAGCTTTGCATTTACTGCTGACTCTGTTGGTAATTCTTTTACTGTGTTATCTACGATATTTCCATCAACTCCTACTTTTTCTGTAAGTCTAAGATTAGCATAAATTTTATTTTTACTATCTGTCCATGTAAACCATTGGTTACTGTGCATTTGTATTAAAGCATCTTCTATGTGATTAGGTCTATTCATTCTAGGTGTCTCCTAAACGGGTAAAGGTTACTGTAGTTTTGTTGGCTGTAGAACTACCAAGAAAAGTACAAGCTTGTTGATTAACTACTCCAAAATATACTTTACAATTAGTAGTATTAGTTACATCAAATTGAAGTTGACAATTACTAGAAGAATAAGTTTCCCCACTATTAGCTTCATTTATAAAACTATAAGCTGTGGCTCTTTCTTCATAATTAGAATTATCTGGAGTTAAAAATATTTTTTGAGCATTATATTGAGAATCTCCACTGCTTTTACTTGCAAGTAGTGTAAATTCTATTTTCCAAATACCTGTTGACGGAAAACTGAACGTGCCGTTTGTGTTTGTCATACCAGTTCCAATTTTATCAAATTCAGTATCGTTTCTTTCCCAATTAGAAGATATAGGGTTTGAAGAACCACTAAAACTTGTAGTTAATCTCCATTGATCAGCTTCAGTAATACCACCTCCAGCCCCAGAAACAGTACCAGAAAAGGCAAAAGTATCTGCTAAATTTATTCCTCTTGATCTTGCTTTAATTAATGCCATTATTCACTCCACACACTATGAGTTAAGTTTCCGTCTGAATCTCTTGCTAAGAGTTCGTCATATTTACTACTATCATAATCTTCAGGTATATTTCTTAAATTTTGTCTCCAAGTTTTAAAAGATGTTGAAAGATTTGTACTTTGTTCTTTTGCACTTGTGACTTTCCAATCAGTATCTTCTAATTTTTGTAATCTAATTCGTTTTATTTCAGAAAGTTTTCTTTCAGTAGATTTATTATTCCAAGCTAATTGATCTTTATCATATTGAGCTTGTTCTTCTGTTGTCATATCTCTACTTTCGCCATTATAATTTACTTTTGTCATAATTAACTCGTCAATCCATATACTTCAAAACTACAGCTATCAAAAGTACCTGTACTAGGTAATGCTTTAAATCCTGTAATTGGTGTTAAATCATCCCACTCACCTGTACCATGAGCAGAAAAACCATAGTTACTTGTTCTTCTTCCACCACCCGACATAACTAATCTTGCTTTTAAAGATGTATCTAAGGGATTATACAAAGTACCTTCCCAACCAAAGTGTTCATTAGAATCATGTCTTAGTGTTTCACCCGCTATTCTAAAAGCTGAATGACTTCCACTCCACGCTGAATTTTGTCCACTTGTATTAAAACCTACACCCGCATATTGATAGGAATTACT